AGGTTCGAGTATGCAAGCCAATTCATGCGCAGCGGTGGCAGCCCTTCACTCGCAATGGTGCGCATGAAGTAATCCTGTAGCAGCGCGTCAAGCTGCGGATACACCTGCACGATCGGTTCGATCTGCAAGTCCACTAGAATGCTCCCGTGTTACCGAGGCCGCGCTTCTGTGCATCTAGCGTATCAGGTGCCACGTAGGCAGGTGACGTGCCTGCTGTCCCACCAAGTGGATTAGCTGCATTCGGGTTCTGTGCACCCTGCACAGCACCACCTGCATTGATCAGATCACTCAGGTCAGCGAACTTCGTCTGCCCAACTGCATTGCGGAGTGCACCACCAAAGTCACTCGTGAAGCCTGCTGCCTTACCTGCCGCAGCGGTGCCATATGTAGCTGGATCGAATGTCTGTCCCAGCGTCAGGTTATTCACATCACTACGTGCACCACTGATGTAGTCATCCAGTGACTTACGATCTGTCGCCAGGATGCCTTGTCCCAAGTTCTGCACCGTGCTGGTAGCAGCAGCCTTCTTCTGGTTCAGTGCATCAAGTGCACCCTGATAACCAGCACCAGTCAGTGTGCCACGCTTCTCCGCATTGGTTAGGCCAGCCATCAGTGGATCGAACTGCTCATTCACCAGACCACCAACGTATTGTCCAGTGAGCGTATCAGGCAATGCGGTCTGTGAATACGTTGGCGAGAACAAGGAATTCAATTGGTTGGTTGCTGTTGTGCGATTGCCGCTCGTGAGATCACCTAGTATCTTAGTGCCGAGATCAGGCGAGAACGCAGCAGTTGGGTTCGGGTCCAAATCCTGAACAGAATTGAATTGCCGCATCAAAGCAGGGTGAATGTCCGACTCCCAATACTGTGTAGGGTCTAGACCTTGCTTCCTGAATTGGTTGTTGATCGCATCCGCTGCATCATTGTATGCTGTCTGCCTACTACCCTGGAATGCTGTCTCCTTGTCTGCTGCATCCTGTGTTGCCTTTGCCGTAGCAGCATCACTCGTTGTCTTCTCACCAGCCTGTCGCTGTTGAATTTCTTCGTTCAACTTCTGTGATCCAGTCTTACCACCGGTATCTGGCACCATGCCGTAGTAGCCACCACCGTAGCTTATCGGTTGACCAGTTCCACCAGCACCAGGATCATCGGTGAACGTCATGCCATTCACTGGATCGGTATACACATGTGGCTGCGGTGGCACATACTGCTGACCACCTCCACCACCTCCACCCTTACCGCCACCATACGCAGCACGAGAGAACAGATCGGGCTGACCACCATCAGTGAACATCACGCTATCCTCTCATACTTGTAGATGGTGCCAAACCGTGTGAAGCCCATGTGTCGATACAGAGCATCGACTGCGACGGTGCGAATACCGGCAATGTCTCCTGATTGAACGAGAACGGCGCCCTTGGTATCAATGCACCAATCGACAAAGCCACGCATGAGACGCATGCCAATCGCAGCGCGCTTCGGTGTGCCTTCACGCACATACCATGCATCCTCCACACCCATGCCGCGTGGACTGAAGTAGAAGGACACGACCTTGCCGCACACCGCACCGACGTATCCACCATCATCATCCTGTGCCAGCCTGAAGTAGTAGTTCGGATCACTCAGCGTGTAGGTCATCGTGTTGCGGCACCAGTTCCAGTCGAACACAGGGCCATGCTGTCCATACGTGCCAAGCCCATGCAACTCCTTGGCCAGTCCAACCGCATAGCTCAGGTTATCCAGGCTGAGGGGGATTATTTGCATTCACACACTGACCGACAATGGCGTTGATCGCCTGGGCTACTACCTCATACGGCGCCTTGTGCAACACCTGCAACACACGCTCCCACTCACGTGCAGGCATAGTCACACTCAGTGGTGTCTCTGGATCGATCCGCTGTGGTTCCATCATGGTGCCTCCAATGCAGTCAGCCGCGTGTTGAGTTCTTTCATCCCATTGACTAGTGCAGCCACGATGGGATCGATATGCACACCCTTCAGACCATCTACCGCACCAGGAATGTAGACAGCATCAGGAATGACGGACTCTAGCTGTTGCGCAGAGAAGCCGGTCTCGACAAGTGTCTTGTCCACGCGATTGAAACGGATCGGATTGATCTGCAACACTTCAGGCAGTCCCCATGGAGCATCAACCATGTTCTGCTTGATGCGTTCGTCCGAGATGTTGACGAATGCCCCATTGCCAAACACAACGCTGACGTTGTTGCCTATTGCAGCATCTGCAGGACGTAGCTCGAAGATGTTACCGGATGTTGTTACCCAGTCTAGGTTACCTGTAGATATGTTCCAAGTCCAATAGAAGTTCGTGCCAAACTGCATGACGCGAACACTAGCATCACCATTCATTGACATTGCACCATTGATGGCAAACAAGCCACCAACCGCAGTTATGTGTTGGTTTGCCCGCAAATTTCCATTGGGATTGATGTTCAACACCTCGCCGCCATCATAGCGAAGCCATTGCAATACACCAGTGGACCAATTGAGACGCCACATGTAGTTGTCCAACATACGCATGTCTGTGAGGGTTGAATTGTCACTGTATAAAAGTGAGCGGTCAGCAGCCCCCCAATAGATACCACCTCCGCGCGAAAACACATCACCAAGAGCTGCTATATTATTAAGCGCCTGAAGGTTGCCACTTCCATCGAAGTTAAACAACACCCTCGAACTGGCATCAAGATACCTAAGCGTGCCACTAGCACGAATGTATTGCAACTGCCAGCCACTACTATCCCAATTGATTGCTGTCACACTGGCATTTGTGGTAAAGAATGCACCACTCGATGCTAGCCTGACTGTTGAAGCAGCTTGTAGTTCACCTGTCGTGTAAATTGTCCCTGTCAGATTACCACCTGTGAGTGGTAGAAAGCCATTGTAGACATACGATTGTGTGGCTAGATTTCCCCAGACTGCTCCATTCACTGTGGCATATATTGCCCCATTCCATCCAAATCCTACCAGTATACGATCTGCCACTGCGATGTTCATGTAGCCAATGCCATTACCGCCGGCATACAGCGGACCAGTCAATGTGCCACCAGTGATTGGTAGGTATCCCACACCACCAACGCGTGCGTCTACATACTCTTTCGTTGCAGCATGCATCGCTGCTGAGGGATCAGCATGCAGCGTGATGAAGCCAGTCATCGTGCCACCGGTCAGTGGCAATGCACCTACTGCTGCTGCTGCACTGTTAGCTGCCGCTGCTGCACTAGCTGCTGCACTCGATGACGATGCCGCTGCTTGATCTGCCCAGAACTGCGCACTCGGTCCAGTAGATGCCCAACGCCCAGGGAATGACACGCGCTCATTTGCGAACGACAGTGGTGCAGCAGAACTTGTGTGTGATTGCACACATGACCAGATGCTGCTGTCTGCCGAGTCGACCGCTGACTGTCCATATGCGTATGCGGTTGCGTTCTTCCATACACCGGTCATATCTGGGATGGCAGTGAACAAACCAACAGCAGCATCCAACACAGCCCAATTCGTATTAACATCCGTATCCCAAGGCACCTGATCAAAGTCAGGCACACTGAGCTTCAAGTTCGGTGTGACGTTGATTGACATCGCTACCTCCGAATGCCACCGTGGACGTATGCCAACGACACACTGATGAACTTCAACTTCTGCTTGGTCGCACCACTGAAACGCAACTTCATCAGCTTGAACTTAGCGACCCACGCGAACAGGCGCTCGTCACTCGACCGCCTCCCACCACCATACGGTGCATCACCATACGGCATATTTCCGTAGCCTGTGCTGCTGCCACCCACGAACTTCGCAGATAGCAGCGGAGCATTCGCACCGTGATACGTGAGGATGTTGTCCACGAACGCTTCGACCAAGAACTCCGCAGTGCCCTGTGTGTCAGTAGCGATATACCGCGTGTGCTTGATATCCATGCGATGCTTGAAGTCAGCCCATGGCATCTCCCACTCGAATGTAATCGGTTCACCACTGCTGCTGTTCACCGCTGGATCATTCAGCCGATCAGCACCAGCAGTCTGGTTATCGAAGTCATATGAATACAGCTTGTTGCCGCGTGCGAAGATCACGTTCTGCAACGCAGTCCTACATGCTGCCTGCCATATCCACCCACGCAGACGTGCCCATGCTTGTATCTTCAGTGCAGGGATGTTGG